GTTTCTGAATCGCCTTCGCCATCGAAATCAGCAAGTACACAGAATACTCTGACTTTTGCGTCAATAGCACCTGTTGCTACTACTAAGTCGATAGTGTCAGCAGCAGCGTATACACCATAACCGATAGATGTTGTTCCCATTGAACTGTCACCTGCTCTTGCTCTGGTTGTTTCCATACCTGCAGTTGCTGTTGAAGCTGAAACGTATCTATCTACGTCTGCTCCATCACCAAGAGATAATGTTCCAGAGTTACCTGCACCGTCAGCAGTTAGGACATCTAGACCTGCATACAAACATAAAGTGTTTGCAGGAACTTCAATTACTTGTACAACATCACCTGCTGCGTTAGTAAATTGAGAAAAGTCTACAACTTGTGTGACCATTCTTACAGGCTTACCGATTGGTAGACTAGCGGCTGTAGACGCATTATCTGTTACTGTTAAAGTTGCCATTTAATGATTACCTCCTATTAGTCTATTAAAATGTGTGAAAGAACTAAAGCATTATCTCTTAATACTTTTCTTCCAAACACATGTAAACCTCTAACTACATCTGAGAAAGATTCAGGGTGTCTAATTACCTCAATCTTTGCAATGTGATTAGCTGTTGCTGTAGATGACATATGACCACCTAATACTTTAAAGAAGTTCGAAGTTGAACTTGCTGCAAAGTTATTTGTCATATATACATCCATGTTCATGATTTTACCGCTAAGCACCTTACCATTTCTTAATGGTGTTGCATTACCGGTTGTATCACTCATTAGCTTAGAGTTAGCTTGACCTAATTGCTCTACAAATTCAGGACCTGCTAAGAACCATCTGTTCTCTTCAGGCACATCAGCCGCATTAAGCAGTCTGTTGTGTTTTGAAATTGTGTCAACTGGGTCAACTTCAGAACTGCCAAAACCTACGTCTTGGTCTTGTCCTGAGCCTGAATCAGCACCGAGTACGTGGTCAGGACTGGATGAACTAACACCTGCTACCATAGCTGCAATTACGTTTTTGTCGTATTCATTCTTGAGTGCATAAGCACCAGAAGAACTTGCAATAGATTCAAAGTTAACATGTGAGTGTCTTTCCTCAATGTCATCAACTTTAAATGCAAATGCGTTTGCTTGGTCGACTACTAACTGGATTTGGTCGTCTGCAATATCTTGTGTATCGACAACCGAACCTCTTGAGTACGCACTTACAGTAATAGTAGGTTCTTTGATGATGTTCACGGTGTCACCGAAGTTCTCAATCTCACCTGCGTAGTCTGTATTTGTAATAGCTTCTACGACAGATGCTGTACGGAAGAACTTCTGGACTTTTTGGGAATAAATAATTGGACTAAAATTCCCACTAGGTAAGTTATTATTACCTGATACGCTTGAAAAAGCCATCGTTTTTCTCCTCTATTATTGTTATTAAAATTGATATGAGTTAACTAATTTATACAATGCGACCTTCTCTATGAGCTTTGTCGATTTCCTCTTCAAACTTAGCATATACATCAGGCTTCATTTTTTGTATTTCAGTCCATTTCCATGTTTTCTTTTCAGATGGTGTTTCAGATACTTTAGTTTTAGAAACTGCTTTCGCTGCTTCTTTCTTTGCATCATAGTTTACCTTCTTCGTAGAAAGCCCTCTGTCATACTTGTACAAATCTATTGCACGTGCTGCAGATTTTGGATTGTCTGTATTATCATAAAGCCAAGATTGTACTGTGCTATCTTGAACTGAAGCCCATTCATGGAAGTCTGCACTATCTCTGATATCTTTAAAATCAGGATGTTTCTTAGCAAGTTCTACTTCTGCTCTATCTCTAGCTAATGCAGTTTGTTGTTTCTTAATTTGTAACAACTCTTCTTGCATTTCTTCTTTAGCCTTCATAGTCGCT